CATCGATACTACCAGGTAGTTCGTAACCGCCAGGTTGTTTTTCCGGAGCATATGGGTTTTGTTCGTCTAACATACCGCTGTTAATAGCCGCCTCATTGCCGCCGATGCCGTTGTCTTTAGCATAGCACCCTTCAACAAACTCTTTTAGTTCTTGTAGAGGACCGTGCCAGATCGTGCGTGGGATTTTGCCTTCTTTGAAGTAGTGTTCAGCTAGTGCTTCGAACAAACTAGAGTCCATGCCCCAGCCTTCTAAGAATTGCTTGTGTTCATACGGGTGATTTTCTTTGATGCGAACTAGTGCTTCATCTAGTTGAACTTCTTGTGTGCCGTCTTCTTGTAGTGGAGCACCGGTTGTGTTTTGTTGTGTTGTTGGCGCTGTAGGAGCACTACTAGCTGTCCCGGCCGCCTGTTGTGGTTGTTGCTGTGTAGGAGCACTGCTAGCTGGCATTACTGCTGATAGTTGTTTCTTATCTGCCGCACTCTGTAGTGCTGCCTGAAGTGGGTCGTTGTTATTAACATCAACCATAGCAACGCCTTGCTTACCAGATGCGTCTTTTGTAGGAATAGCAACTTGACCGCCTGGTGCTGTAGGCGCAAACTCATTTAGTTGTTGCGATTCTATTTGTGCGATGTATGATTTTAGACTCATAGTTTTACTTTCTAGCTCCTGTTGCTGGGAGAGCTGGACGCTTTACTGTAGAGAATGGACTCTTAGCGTCATTCTTTTGTGGAGCAAACGGGTCGTGCTTGTCTTTTGTTGTTTCTTTGCCGGCAATAGTGTAGTCAAACTTATCTTCTTGTGCTTGTTTTTTGATTGAAGATAGATAACTATCACCGTAATCTTTATTAGCTTCTTTACCGTTGTCTTCTAGTGAATCATCACCTATTAGAGTACTAGGCTGATTAGAGTACATCTTTTCTTCTGTTTCTAATGAGTCAGAGTAATCAGATTGAGACATGCGAACTAGATTCTCATCACCGCCTAATAGTTGAGCCAACTGTTTGACCATGGGTTCTGTAGCAGGATACTTAAACTCAACATCAATGATAGTAACTGATTGATCTTTGAGATCAGGGAAGCCGTGTGGTTGCGCCTGAATTGGTGTAGTCTTAGCCTCGCCGATTTTGACGGGATCGAACTTTTGTAAGTTGTGTTTGAACAACTCAATAAATTGTTTTGGAGTCTCGCCAGCAATACGGATTTTGTATCTGTATGTTCTGACCGATTCTGCTAGGTATTTACGAAATGATTTCATGGGCGTTTATTCCAGTGTATCTCTTATTTATCTTTACTAGCTGATTTACTTTGTTCAAGAATCTGCTTGATTAGTTCGTGGCGGTCTAAGACCTGACCTTGGCCAAGAGGTAGAGTCTCTGGAGATGCTTCGCCTTTTGCGGCGGCCTGGGCTACCTTGCGATCAAGATCAGCTTTTTGTAGCTGTAACTGAATCATTTTGAGTTTTTTGTTTGTTTTAGCGACTTTTGCTGTAATTGCGTGACCTAGCATTGAAGATGCAGAATTGAAGATTTCACTTGCGAAGCGTGAATCGACTTGGAAACCAAGGTCCATGAGATTATCGAATGCTTCTTTTGCTTTTGCTGAGAGTTCATCCATCTCAGCATCGCTTGCTTCTAAGCCCTTGACTGCGGGCAGTGCGTTCTCAATCTTATCGATAGCGTCTAGAGTTTCTTCTGTTAGATAACTCTCAGGGATATCTTCTTCGATGGGAGCTACAGTTTCTTTAGGCTCATCGTCAGGTAGATTGAATAGGTCTTGTAATTGTTTCGTCATAGCAAGTATTTATTTACTTACTACCATTTCGGAACAAATCATCTTCTGTGATTACGCGGAAAGCGATACCACTTCGCTTACAGAAAGCATTAGCTGCCTGCCATTTGGCGTGATTTACTGCGATTGTTGCCCTGGTGCGTTGTGATGGACGGGCACTGCCCTCAAGTAACGCCTCTTTTTTAGGCTTGATTTCGACCATCTCGGCGATTTGTCTGCCGTTCTTGTCTTGATACACTACTAGAAAATCTGGGACATAGATGGTCTGTTTGCCGGTGAGTGGATTTTTGTATGGGATTCTGATACTCTCACTGGCCCACTGTAATACATTTTTGTTGTTGTCGCAGAACATCATAAAGGTCAGTTCCCACCCACTGCGATAACGAGGCTTACCTAATCCCACATATTTTTGTGGGTTCTTTACTTCATAAACTCCCTGAGCCCACTTAGCCATGTTACTGAATCACATTTCTTCCGGCGTGACTATTCGGCTTCATAATACTAGAAACTCCATACATGACTGTTTTATCACTGAATGAGTTTAGAAAGTAAGCCATAGTCGCGGTTACTTGAAGAGCATCCTGGTCAGACATAGCGTCAAGTAAGTCCATAATATCGTATCCTGTTTGAGCAGAAATGTCGAATAGGTTTTGTGTGTAGCTTTTGGCCGCTGTTAGAGTAGTAGTGACACCTCTAAAGAATGATAGAACCAACTCATACTGATTAGAGTCAATTTGATATGTCGAGCGGTATTGTGATTGTGATTGATCTGCCATAGTAATACTATTTAGCAGTTCATTCGCCCTCGTCGCCGCCGTATTGTACTTCTACGGGTTTGTTCAACTCAGATTCTTTGTAAACCTTATTACCATTACCGGCTGCTGGCTCACTCTTGACCGCATTAGATGCCCAGTTCCAGGCCGTTCTAATGTTGTTTGGATTAGATACTGTGCTCTGAATACCAGATAGTACTTCTTTCTTTAGTAAGTCTTTTAGATCAGTACCACTGAATGTTTTGATGGCAGTGCCAGCTTTCTGAATAGCACCCAACACATCAGGTGGCGATTTACTCAAGTCGGCGATGATACCGTCGCCCGCGTCTACTAGGCCGCCAGGGCCCATAATTGATCTGTTTGATCCAGGACGAGTAATAGGAGATAGTGTCTTGTCGTAATACTGATCGGTGCCGAAGCCAGCCACCATAGTTGATGGGTTTTCGCCGTTGAGGGCGCCTTCAGAGTAAGTAACAGTTTCATACTTGACCGTCATCTTATTTTCCATCACGCCAGTTGCTTGTGAGTAATCATAGGTATCGTGATCAAATCGTTCGATAACAGGATTAATTAACGTGTAAAGACTAAAACTGTGTTGATTGAAACCGTAGATTTTGATTGACTTGAAGAATGCTGGTTTAGGTTGGCCGATAGCTGCGGCGCTAGCGCTAGTAGTCGGCTCGCCCACATAACCCCAGTTCTGCATGTTCTTTAGTTCAGGGTCGTATGTATTGCGATTATTCACACTGTCCATATTATTGTAAGCAGTGGTAGTATCGTTGTAGTAATAAGAGAAATAACTATGCCATACTTTCTTGATAGCGCCAAGTGCGTCATCGTGAAATGTTATTTGAACTGGATCATAGTTGATTTTTGTTTGTACATAGCGCTTGCGATTGTACTGATTCATCTCTGCTAATTGAATACCATAGCGAGGTAGAGAGATGTTCTTTACTAGCAGACCAGGAAGTGATTTTTCAGGGAAACTATTGTAGTTAGAAGATACTAGTGTATCATTGATGTCGAAATAGACATGAAATAGATACTTGAGCTTGGGAGCGTTGCCGTAGCCGTTTGTTCTAAAAATCTTACTAGCGTGTTGAGCATCACGCAAATTGGGGTTGCCGAAGAAACCCTCGACGAACCCCTGTCCTAAGTCTTGATAGAATCCAGCCATCTAGATTCTTTGTTAATTATGCGCCACCGGTGCCTGATACAGCACTGCCGATAGAACGGCCGATTGAGTTACCAACGCCGCCACCAGAACTAGTTTGTAGAGCGTTATCGAATCTGATAGACAACTGAATTGTTACAGCTTCGTTTGTAGCATAATTCAATGAGTTGTAGTTAGCACCAGCAATGTAAGCACCGTAGAGTTCCCAGCGTTCTAGTACAGTCACGCCGTTAGTTCCCATGCCACCATCTAAGATTTCACAATTCAATTGGAACTTGTAGTCACCGCCAGCGGCAGCACTTGCTTGTTCACTAAAGTCGAATTGCTTCTGAATTTGTTCACCGACCATCTTAGCAATACTACCGTTCACATCGTCACGGATGTTCACAGTAACCGCTTCCCATGTTGGCTTACCAGCTAGATAGATGCGACTGTTGTAAACTTCGATTGGAATTTCTGGGAATGTTACGTTAGGTCTAGTAAAGTCGATTACTTGTTTGGTCAACTCAGTAGCACCAGATTTATCAACGCCGAAGTTCAAGAACGTTAGTCTAAATCTGTATTGTAACTTAGGCATCAACAAGCCACCGTCGGTCTTGCCATCGGCTCCCGGAACGGACATACTGTTTAGTGATGCACTTAGTGTATTTGATACAGCCATTATTATTTCTCCTATTATCTTTATTTATCTAAAAAAATGGGTGAGGTTGTCACCCATTTTTGTTTATCCCAACTTAGCAATCTCACCCGTGTTTAGAACACGAACTGGGATGTAGATAAATTCGATTGCTTTGACTGGCTCGATAGCAATATCAATCCATAGTTCGTTACGGTCAATACGTGCTGGAGTATTGTTACTCTCATCACAGACTACTAGGTAGTCATAGATACCACGCTTAGTTTTGATGTCCGCCATTAGAGTTAAAATAACAGCTTTGACTTGGTCACGAGTTCGAGTGTCGTTTGGTTCGAACAAGAACGGACGTACTGCTACCTGTAATCTGTCACGGATGTAGCAGATTAAGCGAGCAACGTTTGTTCTATCTAGAGCACTCTGACTATCATAACTGTTCTTATTGCCGTAGTTTAGTAGACCAACGTTTCTGAAGAAAGCGATTGGGTTAATAAAGTTAGTGTACTCGATATCACGTAGAGCGACACGGTTCTGAGTTGTTTTGAACTCACCACTAGCGGCATCAATGTAACCGATGTTAGTAACGTTATCAACTACACCACGGCGCATACCGGCTGGAGCGAACCATGGATAAGCAACGTTGTCATTGTGAATCATTGTACGTAACATCATGTGTGATGGGGGCACAACTACGTCGGCGCCGGTTAGGTCTGTTGTGATGCCACTTGGGTAGTAAACACCTAAGTATGTATCACGTGTGACTAAACCGTCATCGCCAGTACCTGTTGCGCCGTTACTGTTGGCGGCCCATGCTGTAATAGCATTTGCGTCATCTTGTAAGCGTAGTGGTGTGTCACCAATGATGTAAGCAGTATTATTGCGATCATTGTTTAGACTGACCATGTTAGGTTGTAGTTCAGCGTAACCAGGAGCCACAATCAAGTTGTAACTTGTTTGATCGTCACGTAGTTCACTACTACTATCTACCATTGACTTCAATGCTTTAACGATTACCGCACGTTGAGCCTTACGACCCATGTATGGTGAACCGTTTGCTTTGTTGCCACTCATTGTTACCCACGCATCTTTGTATGTAGGTAGTGTTTGATCTGCGAAATCGATAGCGTTGAAATAATCAACACGGAATTCCTTGACATTGTAACCACTACGACGGGTGTTGAATAGAATCATGCCTTGTGGGTAAGCAGCCGCGTTTGGAGCGTCTAAGTCAGTGTAGTCACTCTTTAGCATACTTAGTGTAGTAGGCATTTTATCATTTACTGGGTCAACATCACCGCTAGTACCCCAACGAGCATCTGCGAATAAGACACCGTTTTCTGTTGTTTGATCTGTAATGTCTAACTTAGTCCACTGATCAACACTGTTGACAGACTGCCAGCGATACATTTGCGGATAGTTCTCTAGGTCGCTACTATCGATCCAGATGTCGCCATAAACTAGTTTATTTCCATTAGTTTGTGTGATTGGTTTGGCGGCAGCAATGATTGGGCCGCTTGGGTTGTTACCTAAATTAGTACCGCTACGTGGTAGACCGTTGTCATCAAAGGCAACGTTTAGATAACCCTTCCATACACCACCGACGTTTATCATCAAGTCTACCTGATTGATTACACTGTAGAACCATGGTGTGCCATCTGCTGGTGAATTTACTGGTGCTGTATTATCGGCAATAAAATCAAAAGGTTCCCAGTTACTTAGTAGTACTGTATATTGTGGCTGTGCGAAGCCACTGTACCATTCAATAACTGTAGGTGTACCGCTACCATCAGTACTTAGACTTACGACTTTGCCTTCGATTGCTACGCCGTCTAAACCGGTGATGCCATCAACTGTAAAAATATCGTCTTGTGAATAGCCTGAACCGGACGTTGTAATGTCCAATGTTGGCACAAAACCTGTGGAAGTTACACTTACTTTTAGTCCAGTACCGGCGCCGCCAGTGGTACTAGCAGGTGAATTAGCCGTACTACCTGTGCCTTCAGTATAATCTACTGTCTTATATTGACCATGCTTGGCGCCTAGAGTGCCCGTAGCAGAACTCATATCGTAGAATGTAATACCTGCTGTAGTCAATGGACTCTCTAATCCAGCCGTTACACTAGCACTGTCATCTAAAACAATAATGCCACCCTCTGTATGAGTTATCGTAATTGCGCCTGTATTAGCATCTGTTGATACTTCTGTATATGGAATAGCTGATGTTACACCATTGAGCGTAGCGGCATGCCATGCGTCAATGAAATCGCTAGCAGTCGTGCTAGCTTGTGTTAGACCAGCAGGGATAGTAACAGTATATGCTGAGCTAGTGACAGCGCTGCCAGGAGTACTTACCTGAACAGTAAATGAGCTACTTGGAGCAAAGCCTGTTGGATCAGCTACTGTACCAGTAAATGTACTAGCGCCAGTTGCGGCACGGTAATACATTCTCATTGGGCCGCGGCCGCCATATGACGGCTGTAATAAAACTGTATTCAATGGGATTGCCTGTCCACCTGTACTATCTAGAGCATCGTTAGCTACAAAGTCATTAGCACGAGCAGTAACTGTTTTACTAGTAAATGAAGCGCTAGCAGAGCTATACTGACTTAGAACAACATTCAAGCCTTCATTGAAGGCATTAGTTTTGATCCATACACTGCCTGTTGGGTGCGGCGTTGCGTCTGTCTTTCTCCATGTTGGCTGATTAGCGTTATTGGCAAATTCTAGACCAGGAGTTGCGTATACGCCAGCTGGCAGACCTAGGTCTGATAGAACACTACTATCACCAGCAATACCAAGCTTAGCAGAAAACGTAGTAGTATCTGGTAGACTGTAGTAAAGCGATAGTTTGTTACTAACAGTAGAATCACCTTTTGCTGTGATGTATGGAATAACTAGGGCATCAATCTTAGCGGCGATAGATTCTGCTGTATCAGTAGTAGTGACAGTTACGATCTTGCCGTATACACCACTGATCGTAGAACTGTATGCTGATAGCACTGAACTAGTAATAGTTTGTGAAGCACTGACCGTGTACGTACCTATGCCGCCTGTACCAGTACCTAGAGCACTGATATAAGTACCAGGAGTAACATCACGTGTTAGTGTAGCGCCAGACGGTGACGCGGCAATAGTAGCAGTTGAAATAAGTTTGAACTTAGTGCCTATTGTCGGCTGTGCTGTCACTGTTGCGCCAGTAGCAATAGATAGAGCACTGATCTTGTAGATACCACCGCTGCCATAAACACTAATACCATTGTCATCTACTGCTTTGTAGAATGTATATGTGCCACTACCTTGTGTCTGTAGGAGTGAATCGCTACCGTCAGAAGTTAGAGTGATAACACCGTTAGTAATTGTTTCTACATAAGTACCACCAATGATACCTGTACCAGATACTAAGTCACCAACTGAGATGCCAGTAGTACTAGTCAATGTTAGTGAGTTTGTACCCACTGTGCCGGTTGCTGTAGTAGTTACTGCTGTTGTCACTGGAGCATAGAAGTAGTAATCAGTACCATAGACGCCACCGGCACCAGCTTGTGTCGTGAATGCTGTATCTAGTGTAATTACGCCAGTAGCCACTGTTGTGACTTTAGCTAATGTAGCTGCCTGTTCTTTTGGCAGACCTGAACCCACCATTACTAGACCCTTAGCGCCCGCTAGAGCACTTAGAGTTGCCCATGATAGGGCACTAGTGCCATCCGCAGCCTTAGCGCCAGTCATAGTTACTGTTGTAGCACCCACAGCACCGCCACTTGAGAATGTTGCTTTGCCGACTAAGTAGTGAGTTTGCTTGATGATACTGGTACCACCTGTACTAGTTGTAGTTGCGCCACTATTTAATGATAGTGATCTGCCAGCTAGTAAGCCGCCGGTTACAGTAGTTGTTGTTCCATCAGTCCAAGCAGGACCAGTTACTGTAGCAGTGTCCCATGTATTTACTACCATTGTAGTTGTACTTGTGCCATTGGCTAGCATTGCTGGGAAAGTACTGATACCAAAGTCAGCTAATGTTTTACCACCCGTCAAGTCAATAACCGTCTTAGAGAAGTCTGTATCACCAATAGAACCCACAGCGTAATCGCCGCCAAGTGTTGCAGCATCAATAGCAATAGATGATGAACCTGATAGGACTTGACCGACTGCTAAGCCACTGCCATCTGTTACTGTTAGTGTAGTGCCACTAATGCTACCAGTAAATGTTTTTTTGCTTGTCGAGATTGCCTGTGATTCACTAACTGTGTATGTACCAACACCCCCTGATGTACCAGTCAACTGAGATGTGATGTATGTACCGTCAATGATGCCGCTACCACTTAATACTGTACCTACGCCCAAAACTGATGATGATGAGTTGATTTTAGTGATAGTAAGAGTATTGCCTTCAATGCCGATATTCTTGCCATCGTTGATAACGCCAGTGAAATTCGCTGTTTCTATGCCACGAGTAACGATCAAATTACCAGCAGAAGAAATAGTTGGATTACTAGTTGTACCTTGAATAGTAGGCCATGTTTTCTTCCAGTCTTGTGAACCTAGGGATACCCAGCCATCAGAACCACGGTACCAGTAGGTGTAATATGTGTGAGGCGCCGCACTTGGGTCACCTGCCAAGTTTACGGCGTAGCTACCGATCGGAGCAATAGTATCTTTTGGCGTGACACCATCAGTCTGTAGGTCTGATGTAGTGGTAATAATACGTGGTTTTTGATTTGTGAAAACGCCTGTTTCTTTATTGAATTCAAAAATGCCCCATGTTGTGGTATCTGTATCCAACCACCAGCTACCGTTATCAGGAGGGCTACTTGGGCGGCCGGTCTTGCCTACTAGTGCCGCTAGGTCAATATCAGCACGAATAGCGTAGATTAGGTTAGTACTACCTAGTACACTGTAGGCTGCTAGTAAACCATATTCGTTTAGTTCGTAACCGTGAATACTTGTGCCGTTAGTTGTCTTGTAGAAGAATGGGTTACCGAAGTAGGTAATCAAGTCACGCTGACTTGTTACTTGGTATAGTTTACCGGCATTCGCCTTTGTAGTGGCTGTGGCAACGCCAGTGCCTGCCGCATTTATCTTGTTCTGTGCTGTCGCAAGAATAACTAATGGAATGGAATTTGGGGCGGCTGGTAAGTATTGTGATTCATCGATAATCGTTACTTGTACGCCAGGTGATGATAGTGCCATTGTCTTTTCCTTTATTTTATGAATAGCCTGTGAAGTTATTTCACTAAGAGTATTTATGAAAATGGCTGTAAAAACGCTTGTTATCAGGCTCTTCCCGAAGAGTTGGCTATAAATAGTGGTATGAGACCAGTATGTAACGCTTGTAATAAGAATCTATGTGCCCCGAACTACTATCGTGATGGTGTCCGACACTGGCGGACACGATGTAGTGTATGTGTTCGCAAGGGCAGAAAGCAAAAACCCCAGAAGCCACGATGGGAGTTAGACGGTTACAAGAAGAAGATGGTGTGTGACTTGTGTAAGTTCAAAGCAAAATACGCAAGTCAAATCACCGTGTGGCATATCAACGGCAATCTCAACGACAGCGCAATGACTAATCTACGCTCTGTATGTCTGTGTTGTGTAGAAGAAGTCAAGCGCAAGATGTTTACTTGGCGTATTGGTGACCTAGAAGCTGATTGATTTGCTCGTGTAATTGATCTAGTGTGCCGTTATTGTCTATGTGATAGTCGTAATCTAATCCCACTGATGAGTATTCACTAGCATGAATATTTAGGTCATCTAGTCGGCGTTTGCTAGTAGCCCATGTTAGGTTGCTACGTTCACCCCTATTGTAAGATACTGCCCAATCATACCACTCTGGTTTTGGGCCTCTATTTGCTCGGATAGTGATGCCACCTGCTCGTTTGATAGCATCTAGTTCATTTTTGAAGCGGCCGTCAGTGATTACTATGTCATCCTTGACGTTGAGTAGTTTACGTTCTACACTAGCGATCCATAGATCATCATGAAAATGTTGTCTTAGTACCTCTGTACCCCACTGTTGTAGTACCCATCGTGGTGTTAGGTGTGGTATATCTAGTCGGTTGGCCCACCAGGTGTCTACTTGCTCTCGCCATTCTCTACTTGACTTTGTACTACCCTCAAGTAACTCACGTTCCCATGAGAAGATTGCTGATACCGCATCTTTTAGAGAGGCAGCAAAACTCATTCGCTTGAATCCGTGTTGAGTACACAAGAAATCCGCTATAGTGTCCTTACCACTTCCAATAGCCCCTGTTATTCCTATTAGCATAATAAAAAACTCCCGTATTACTTATCATAACACAGGAGTTAGGTTTGTCTAGTACTTTGGATATTATCCTTGTACCCAGGTCAGGGGCATCGATCCATCGACATACGTCTTCAATTCGAGTAAGAGGTCTTCGTGCATCTTGGCACCCTCGGTCTTCATTTGAGTGCCGTTGAGTGATGTTCCTCCGCCCGGGCCAGCGATTGTTGCGAATCGTTCACGTGCTTCACCGATCATCATCTTACATTGACCGATTGTCCAGGAGTAGATCCAGTTAGAGATTGTAGGGTCTTGTAGGAGTATGATTTCTGGCTTCAAGTTATCGGTCCAGATC